AGTAAATGGCGAGGTTGACAAGCAAGCCACTATCTGAAGAGCATAAAAAGAAGATTTCAGAAGCCAATAAAATTGCCATGAAAGGCAGAAGGGTTAGTATTAAAAGTGAATTTAAAAAAGGGAATCCACCTCCAAAACACAAATTTAACTGTTCTTGTTTTAGATGTTCCGGTAAAGCATGGAATAAAGGTATTGCATGGATGAAGGGACATAAATTTAAAAGGCATGAAGTTGCAGGCAAGAGAAATGTTAATTGGAAGGGTGGTGTTTCATCAGAAAAAGAAAAAGCAAGAAAAACTATGGAATTAGTGCATTGGAAGAGGGCTGTTTTAAACCGAGACAACTTTAGTTGTGTTGTATGTTCTTCGGTTGGAGGTGAATTACATATTCACCATATAAAAAGTTTTGCACAATATCCTTTATTGAGAGCAGATATAAATAATGGGATAACTCTATGTGTTTCATGTCATAAAGAAATTCATAGGAATAAATCGGATGACAATTAACATAAAAATATTTTCCATTATTATTACTGTGCTATGCGCCTTTACCATACAAAGAAACTTTATTTGGACTGATAGAATTGCTCTTTGGACTGATAATAGCAATAAATCGCCTGCCAAGCACAGGGTAAGATTAAACCTTTCGGCTTATTATTTTGCGGAGAGAAGATATGCGCGGTCTCTTGATGAGGCACAGCAGGCGATTATAACAGAACCGGATAAAGTAACTGGATATATAAACGGAATGAGTGCAGCGTTGAAGTTAGGGGCATATGAACTTGCCTATGATTATGGTCTTAAGATTATGGCAATACGGCCAATGAAGGTTACAGCGCAAAATCTCGAACAGTTAGCTTTGGTTTTGGGAAAAAAGGGTGAAGAGGTGAAGATTTGGCAGGAAAAGGCTGGAGGTTTAGAGGATGTCAAAAGGTTATCATTGGCCGAATAGCTGCTAGGAGAAAAGAGAATGCCAGAACATAAAAAAGAAGATATTGTAAAATTTGTTACTAACAGGCAGACGGCTCTTGAGAAGGATAAACAGTTGTGGGAAGGTTTATTGCAAGATGTGGCTGATTATGTCAATCCTGTGCGGGAAGATATTAAGGGCATTATACAGAGCGGCTCGAAACAGGGCATCAAAATCTATGATGGCACAGCAGTAAGCGCAGCAGTGTTGGCTACAGACGGCATACATGGTTATCATGTCAGCCCTGCGTTCCCGTGGTTTAAATATGTGATGAATAGATTAAACCTAAATAATTTGCCAGCAGTCAAAGAATGGTTAGAGGAAGTTGAACATAATATGTATATGGCTCTAAACCGTTCTAACTTTTATAGCGAGATGTGGCCTTATATTTTTGACGGTGAAACAATGGGAACAGCAGCAATAATTGCGGAAGAAGATATTGGAGATGGGCGCATTATCTTCGAGGCTGTCCATTTCGGAGAGATTTATATTTCCGAGAATAAATACGGAGAGGCTGATGTTCTGCACAGAAAGCGGAAGATTACAGCACGGCAGATGGTGCAGATGTTCGGCAAAGACAATGTCCCTGAACCTGTTAAACAAGCCTTTGAAACACAGCCTTTTCAGCAATTTGAGATTCTGCACGCAGTTTATCCAAGAGATGATTACGATGATAGAAAAAAGGATGCAAAAAATAAAAAGTATGCATCTGTCTGGGTTGCAAAAGATGGCAGCCATTTATTGAAAGAATCAGGTTATAACCAATTCCCTTATAAAGTCTGGAGATATATGAAAAGCGGGAAAGAGGTTTATGGCCGGAGTCCTGCCTTGCTTGCAATGGCAGATATTAAAGGACTTAATCTCATGTCTAAAACACTGCTTGGGGCAGCCCAACTGGCAGTTGACCCGCCCATGAATGTTCCAGCAGACATGATGGGTAAAGTGCAGTTAAAACCACGTGGATTGAATTATTATGATGATCCGCAGAAGAGAATATATCCTGTCAGCACAGGTATAAACTTTCCAGTTGGCATAGACCGTGAAGAAGCGAAACAAAAGGCAATCAGGGATTTCTTCCATGTTGATACCTTCCTGATGCTTTCAAGACTTGCAGGACAGGGACAGAAAACAGCCTATGAAGTATCTGAACTTATGGGAGAAAAGGCAGCAGTGCTAGGCGCCGAGTTGGGGCCGCTTAATACGCAACTTGACCAGATACTTGACGCCGTCTACGAAATAGAAGTCAATGCAGGGAGGATGCCGCAGCCCCCGGATATTCTTCTTGAAATTGCGCAGCAGGGAGACCGCTTTGACCCTGTATACATGGGGCCGCTTGCACAGGCGCAAAGGGAAAGATTCGGCTCAGAAGGAATCAAGAAATTCTTCGCCATGATAGGCCCGCTTGTTCAAATCAAACCTGATGTCCTTGATAATTTCGACCTCGATGCGGCAGCTATCCATATACACGATATATCCGGTGCCCCCGCTAAAATAATACGACATGCCGATGAAAGGGATGTAATCCGTCAAGGACGGGCAGCAATGCAACAGGCAGAAGCGCAAAAACAAGATGCGGAAAGGTTGGTTCAAGGTATCAAAACAGTAACAGAGGCCGATAAGAATACAGAGGGGCAATTGTCAAAAAATATGGCAGCGATGATAGGCATGGGTGGCAATGCTGCATAGATTGGATACATTTCCTGCTAAAGATTTATTGCAGAAATATCGCAATGTATTCAGTTCAAAAGAAGGCCCCGAAGTTTTAACACACATGCTCTTCGAACTGGGTTTGTTTGAGGATATGGCAAGCATGAGCGCAGAGGATTCAGCCTTGAAAAATTACGGCTCAAGAATTTTGAAGATACTCGGCGGCTCGGAAGTAACATCCGGCTCTATAGAAGTTTTTTTGAAACGACTTATGTCTCAACCGTTGATAGAAGAAAAAAAAGATGAATAAGGAAATCATACAGGGGTTTTTTATTTTCAGGAACAAAAAAACAAACAGGAGGATACGAACATGACAACAGAGAACGCCAACCTTGGCAACGATGGGGGTAACGGCTCAGGTAATGAGGGAGCAGGCGCAGGAGACGCACCGGCTTGGATGGCACAGCTTGACAAAGACCTTCAGGGACACGAGAGGCTAACCCAGTTCAAAACAATCGGAGAGATGGGGAGGGCTTTTCTTGACACTGAGGGAAAGGTCAAAAACGCCGTTGTAATTCCGGGAGAGAATGCGACTGATGAGGAAAGGGCGGCATATTATCAGAAACTTGGCCGTCCTGAAAAAGTAGAAGGGTATGAGCTCAAGAAACCCGAAAAACTGCCTGAAGGAGTGCCTTACAGTCCGGAGATGATTGCAGCCTTCAGTAATCTTGCCTTTGAGGCAGGCCTTTCAAAATCACAGACCGCCAAGATTCACGATTGGTATTACGGTTCTGTGGTGAAAGGGGCTGAAATGCAAAAAAAGGCAGATGAGAAAGAACTGCAAGACTCAATCAACAGCCTGAAAGATGAGTGGAAGGGCGATACATACAAGACAAATGAGGAGATTGCTATCCGTGGTTTTAAGACATTCAGCAAGGATGTTAAAGATGCTGAAACACTGCTTGAAACCGCAAAGATAGGCAATGTGAAACTTGGCAATCATCCTGCATTTCTTAAACTCTTCCATAAAATCGGGCAGGCTATTATGGACGATTCGGCTCATTCTAGCGGAGATAAGGGTTTTGGAGAATTGTCTGATGAAGACAAGGCTAAAACGATGTTCCCTTCTATGGCAGGATAAATCTAAAAAGGGAGGAAAACGCAGATGGCTACACTGGTAAGTAAATACGGCCTGTTAGAACAGGCTAAAAGAATAGACCCGGATGGCAAGCTATCCACAATCGTTGAATATCTTAACCGTAAGATGGGGGATATTTTAACCGATGCGCCATGGGTGCCAAGCAACGATGTCTGGACGAACAAAACCCTTAGACGAGGGAATTTGCCGACAGGCACATGGAGGAAGATGAACACAGGCGTTGCAACCGAGGTATCCCGCACCACAGAGGTGTTGGATGTTATCGGTATGTTGGAGAGTTATGCCGAGTATGACAAGGAGTATATTGACAATATGCCCTCACCTGCTCAGTCGAGAATGGACGAGGCAGGGGCATTTATTGAGGGGCTTGGGCAGACCCTTGTAAGCACCATCCTGTATGGCAATGCAAATGCCGACCCTGACAAGATGCACGGTCTGGCTCCCCGGCTTGCAACCATTGACAGCGAGTTTGTCTTTGGCGCGGGAGGGACTGGCTCGGATACGACCAGCATCTTTGTGGTTACATGGGACAAGCTTAAGGCTTTCCTATGTTATCCCAAAAACAGTCCGACACTTGGGATTAAGCATGAGGATCTTGGGGTAGTAACTATCACAGACGCAACAACTGCCGCCCCGGCTACCTCGCAGTATCAGGGCTACAGAGACCATTTTCAGGTGAAGTGCGGGCTGGTAATAAGAGACCCCAGGGCAATAGGCAGGGTTGCCAATATAGAGACTGCCGGTGCAACCAATCTTTTTGACGAGGATGACATGATTGCGCTTTTAAACGA